CCCATCCGATCAACTGTGTGTTACGACTGTCACTTATTTTATGCACCATGGCATGAACAGACTGGATGGTGGTTTTTAATTCTGCGGTGTCTGATTTGACATCGTCGATGCGTTGTTCTAAAGCAGTATAACGCTGAGCGCATAACTCAACGTGTGCTTCGAGACTTTTCTTTTCAATGTCGGTGGTGTCAGCCATTTTGTTATTCCAATGTATTATTTACCGTAATGAACCAAATGTTCTGACCTTCTCCATTGGTGGTAATGGTGGGAGCAAGACTGGGTTGTTCTGTCAAGTTCAACATCATGGGTATTCCTTCACAATCAATTCTGAGTCCAGCAAGAGGATCTGGATCACCATATATTTCAAATACGCCTTCACTTTCACTTCGAAATTCAAATTCCCATACCCCGTCCGTTTCTACAGGCACAGAGAGATCAGCAGGTTGTGTTCGCAAACTTATAATTTGTAACAGTGTTTCCCAGTTGCGTTGTTGGTTGCGAGAATGATTCCAATCATGTTGATTGCTAACTGGTTGTCCAGCACGGTCCACAAACGGAATTTCGCTTGATCTGAAATGTCCTGTTACACCAGTGAGACTGCAATCAAAAAGAGTACGGCATATGATTTTCATTCTATTAGTATTTAATGCCAAAAAGAAACCCTGGAGTTTTTACGTCCAGGGTCAAGTTCAATTAACTGGTAACTATTAAGATACCAAAGAAGTGAATGTAGCCGCGTTAGAAACGTTGGCTGTTGGGATACCAAGATTCAAACCACCAGTTGCATTGGCTGTTTGAGCAGCCGCAACTAATGTTGCTGTGGTGTAAGCGCCACTTGGGTAGATAGCAAGGTTGATTGTACCTGCTGTTGCACCTGCTTGGTAGAACGCAATTGTTCCGCCTGCACCGCCGCCAGTGATGCCAGCACCAGATTGAACTGCTTGGAACACGTTGTTCAAGTAACCGTTAACGTTACCTGCGTTTGTCAATGCGCCGTTAGCGATCAATTGGAAGAAGTCCAATTTTGGACCGCTCAACATTACTGGGCCTTGTGCCGCAACGTTTGCTGTACCAGCGATAGAACCGTTTGCTACGTCCAGTGCAAACACTGGTTGGGTAGTACCATTTACTCTTGTGAATGTTGCCATTTCGATTTTTCCTTTAAGTTAGTGGTCTTGGAGGACCTGCTTTTATTTAGCCAAATTGGAAAAATCACGCCTGTTGAGGATTATTTCTCTGACGATTTTGCGCCGCAAATGCATTGGGGTCAAACCTACTAACCAGTTTGGCATAGCCAGCAGGGGTGGCCATGACCCAGCCTTCTTGTCCAGGATGTTCGGTGTCAGCCTGACGTTTGATATACATTTTGAGATCGTGTAGCAAAATAAAGGCTTTAAATGCTGCCGCAAGTGCTGGTGTATTACTAGATGGGCTGTTTAGGTATTCCACAATATTGCGAAACTTTTGTGGCGTGACTTTTTGTTGCAACCACTCTCCAAACTCAGGCAATAGCGTGGCACCATTGAGTGGTCCGCCAACCTTGGTATTGATAAAGTCCACACACAATTTTGCTAGGTCCGTGATCCGGTGTGCCCGCAATTCAGCAGGGTTGAACAAGGTATCGATGTCTCGGCCCTGAGACTTAATCAATTGTTTGAGTTGTTTTTCAGCATTGGTTTCGGACTGTAGTTGACTAGGTGTAGCTGGCTTTTCTAGCATGAGTCCAGGAACTTCGTTGAACCGTACTCCACTCAAGGGCTGACGTGCATCTCCCACATCTGCATACATTGAATGAATAGCAATGCCAATATTTGAATTGCCAATACGTTGACCCAGCGAAGATTTGGCAGGTATCTTGTATTCAATGGTGTTGGGCTCGAACACGTAGTTTCCGGCAATTTCTGGCGGGGTTTGCATGTACAGCAAATCACCTTTGACATATCCGCGAAAGTTAGATGGCAACGCCGCTTCCAGTACCGGGAACAACGTCGAGTAAATCTGAATCAGTTCAGTTCTGTCGCCTGAACGTCGGCTTTGTATGTCTGCCATCATTTCGGGACTTGTGGCTAGGCCGTCGTAGCCCTTGGCTTCAAATCCCGAACCATCGGTCAACACAAACTCACCATTGAGTGGTTTACGTCCAAATATCACAGCAGGCTTGCCGTCCCACTTGGCTGTGGTTGTTTTGGGTTGTTCCGTAGCATGTTGCACAATAGCAAGAGCATCCTTGATACCTTGAGTACCACGACGGAACACTAGATCTTCCAGGTGTTCAATGCCCTTGGCTCTGCCGCCTACACCGGCTTGTTCTGCTTCAACAAGAGCAACGTAGCCACGGTTAACAATACGATCACGTAGTCGTGCTAGGAAGTTAACATCACTTTCTGCCACGCCTGTTTCAGGTTCTTTTACGCCTTCACGTGAGAGATACTCACGGAAGTCAGCCAGTTTGGCGTCGCGGTCAGGATCCATTGCCAGGGCCTTGTAAATACTTTCCACGGTCATCAACTGATTGCGTTTGTACTGTGGAGCCAGTAGAATCCCAGCGGCTTGGTCTGGGTTCATTGTGACCACACGATCTGTTTGACGACTGATAATACCTTTGGCTGAGGCCTTGAGTCCCAGGGCTTTGGCAATGCTTGACATTAGTACATTACGAAACACACCTTTGTAAGCTGATCCTGTGCCGCCACCTAACCAAAACGTGCCCCATTCCATGTTGGGCATGAACATAAAATCTGTTTGTACATAGCCACGTTTGGGGTCGCCTTGTATGGGTGTTCGGAAGTGAACTGCTTCGCCTGTGAGTCTGCACCAGTCTCGGGGATCTTGTTTGTTTTTTGTGGCCCAGGCATCTAGTTGGCCTTTGAGTTCAGCCTTGGTTATTTCGTTGGAATCCACAGCAAGGTCTAGGTCACCAGAATCAGGTTTCTTGCCTGTTGAGCCCAGCCATTTGACAGGAATCCCGTTGTCATCTCGATCATGTGATAAATCAAGACCTGTGACAGTTTCTAGCCAGGACACTGTGCTGGCGATATCTGCTTGTTTGATGCGTTGTGTTAGTGGTCGGCCTTGTGCATCTTTGAATACATTGCCACCTTCGCTAAGATAAGTCATTACCATGGGATTCCATTTTCTTCAGCTGCGGCCTTGTGTTGTGGATTAGATGGATCGTATCTTATCAACCCCTGCCCAAAGTTGATTAGTTTGACTTTGGTGCGAGGATCTGTTTGGAACTGCACAGCACCAATACCACCACTGCCGGCTGCGCTAGCACGTTTGATATCATATGCTATGATGTTTTGCGCCGGTAGTATTCCGTCGCCCACTAGTTTGATCCAATCCAGGCCCATATTCTTAGGGTTGACACCTTGAATCTCGGCTTGGTAGATAGCGTCTATCATCTGTGTGATATCTGCAACCACATCTTGTATGCCTTGTTTGGCCACTGGATCTTTGATACTGCTGGCCAACTGTGTGTATTCTCTGCCCAGCATTTGATTGACCAGCATGTGTAACTCTTGTTTCAACGAAGCCACACTGGGGGTAGTGACTACACCGATGCTGTTGGCAGGATTCCCATTGGCATCTTTGCTGTTGGCCAGAAAATTCTGTACTGTTTGTGCCCAGGAAGCCTGCATTGTTGTGGCCAGTTGTTTGGCCATGGGGCTGTTGACCATGCTCTTGAACAGGTCTTCACGGCTTTGAGACGTGCCACCTTTGCCTAGCACGTCTACACCACCAAAGGCCTTGCTCATTAGACTTTTGCCCAATGCACCTAGTGTTCCGCCTGCCAAAGCAGCGGCGCCACCTACAATTTTTCCTGGAACGCTGTTGGCAATAGCACTTCCTACAGATCCGCTGGTCTTGGCCGCGGCAGAGGGAGTTGCAGTGGCCGTAGTGCCAACAGTTGCTGAACCACTAGTGGCAGCAGGTTTAGCAAATCCTGTGCCGTAAGTTACCTTGGGCTGAACACCACCGGTTCCTGTCACTGTTGGTACAAGTTCGTTTAGGGGTCTACGTGTTATTTCATGAATCTGCATTGGTTCTCCTGACAGATCGCGAAAATTTGCCGGCATCTTTGGTGCGTATGGCATTGAGCAGTTTGCGTGTGAGGTTGTCTGCTTGCTCTGCACCAAACTCTGATTCAATCTGTTCAATCAAGCGTATGGCACTGGCAATCACGCTGTCAGCCCTAGTTTCAATGATCAGGCGGCGATCCCGCTCCACATACATTGAATCTAATTCTTCTAGCAAACTTCGGGTCTTTTTCTGCATTCGATCTGGGCCTTTGGATTATTTAGTGCTTTTTAGATTCTAATAAATATCTATTATACAGGATCACCCATGACAAGTCAAATCAACCCCAACAACATCGACGGCCAATATCCCGTTGCAGGTCAGCCCAACAACACCCAGGGCTTTAGAGATAATTTTACCAACATCAAGACCAATTTCCAAACAGCCGCAACAGAGATCACTGACTTGGAAAACAAAGGCGTATTCAAAGCCGCACTAACAGGTACCACACTTGATAACAACATGGCGGACAATTTAATATACGCCGTTAAATTACAAGACGTCAGTTACACTTATGTTCAGCAAACTGCCACCGCAGGTGCTATCCCCATTGATTATGCAGCCGCACAATATCAATTGGTTGCGCCCACTGCCAACATTAGTTTGAGTTTTTCAAACTGGCCCGCCGCGGGATCAGAAGGTATAGTGTATGTTGACGTTGTGGTGACCAATACTGCTTATACAGTTACATTGCCTGGTGCGGTCAGTGTGGGCACAACAGGCATCCAAGGGTATGCCGCTAACGTGATCACTTTTGGGGCTACTGGCACATACAGATTTGCATTCAGCACTGCGGATTCGGGTACCACCGTTGCCATCTACGATTTGAATCGTGCTCTCACTGCTTACACCAATCCATTTGGATATGTTGCCGGAGGCGGTGGCACTGTAACACAGGCCACAAACAAAGCCACCAGTGTTACACTAAACAAGCCTAGCGGCCAAATTACCAT